GCCGAAGCGCCGACCGCCTTCGGAGGAGCGCCGAATTTCAGCTTGCTGTTGAGTGCCTTGATAGCTGGCGCGTCCAGGCTCTTGATCTGGCGTTCGGGATTGGCGTCGGGGGCATCAATCCAATTCAGACGGAGAGTCGTCTTTTCGTTGTATGTATGCTCCTCGATACGACCAAGAATTCGCTTGCCGATGAATGTGCCATCCGCGAACGGATCAAAAGATGAGCCGTCCCAGCCAACCGCGACCTGGGCCTGCTTGGCGTTCAGGAGGGCGGTATTGGCATCGTAATTGTCGGCGGAATTGAACAGACAGAGGTAGCCGATGCCTTGTTGTTCCTGATCCCAATCAACCCAGGCCGGGGCATCCAGTTGGTAATGCGTCAAGAGGTCAGGGGAGTTTGCCCAGAACTTGAGTGCCTTAACACTCAGAATCCATTGAGGATATCCCTTGACCGTGGTTCCGAACCCGGAGCCGACGATCTCAAAGATGTAGCTACCGACGCGATCAATCTCAGCCATGTTGTTCTCCTAGTAATTGTTTCAGTTCACGCCCGTAGAAATAGTTAGACGATGATGCCCAGGATGGAGGTTTGCTCGAAAATCTTGTAACGCGCAAAATCCTCCCGATACTCGACGCCAAGATCGGATACGGCAAACCGACCGCCGCCAACGGGCCGGCCCTCTTTGTGCTTGACCAGCACGGTTTGACCGACTCTAAGATCGAAGGTCTCACTACGGGCGCCAGCCGCGGACACATTGCCGGGACCGATGGCGACGACCTTTGCATGGGTATACATGTCGTGGTTGTTGGGGATGATGACCTTGCCGACCACATCCTCTTGCTTCTCAATCAACTCGACGACGACCAGGGTGTTACGCGGTTGAAGCATTATGCCTCCGGTATATTGCCATTGAAGATCATGTCCCAGAGCGAATCATTGTCTGGGGCATCGAAACTGATGAGGGGTGGCAGATGCTTGCCATTGATGGGCCGGCTCTTGGCGAGGTAGTAAACCTCCGGCTGGGTATAGATGATCCGATCTGTCGAGCCGGACGCCTTGCCACGCTTCGCGTCCCTGCTCGCCGTCGCCACCGACACATCTTCATGCCCCAGGCGGAACACGTGGTCAGCCCACTCGACAACTTCTGTACGAACGGGGTAGGCTTTGGCGTTAGAGAACTTCGGCCCATCTTCCAAGTAGTCCAAGCCCGCAAGATTGCTCACCGTCGCCTGTGCAAGCTGTGCCAGAATGATGATATTGACGCCGGTAGATTTGAGACGGTCCAAGTCGCCAAAAAGCAGCCGCATAGCATCCAGCAGGTGCTTGTATCCTTTGCCGTACCCGTAGTCCTCAATGTTCTTGCACTTCGGGCATGACGCCGGGCCGGGTACGTTCTCAAAGACGTATCGTTCGGCAATTGCCTCTAGCTTCGTGCCGGTGTCGATTACACACGTTGATCCGGCCGGCCAGAGAGTCGGATTATGCAAGGCATCCCGGACATCCTGAAAGGTGAGCGCGAGCTTGTCCTGCCGCTTCAAGCCTATTAGCTTGGCGCCGGTCTTCGGATGGAGAATGTCCTTACTACCGTCGTCCAGAGGGATGAAGCGGGCGCCGGGTGCCATGCTGGCCAACGTGGTCTTGCCCCCACCCGACTTACCATACAAAACGATGGTCTTGCCGATGCCAGTAGTATCCACCGCATCCATCGTAAATGCAGCCGGGGTGTGGCCGGCCGCTGGTGGGGGAGGTGGTTTACTGATTCCTGCGGGCATCGGGGGCTTTCGAGCCGGGGGTGGGGGCATTGTTCAACTCCTAATAAATGCGATTATGCTGGAATCAAACCAGCGAGGCTGTATGGTTACGCGAGCGCCTTTGTGAAATAATGCCTTCGGCTCACTCTTTCACCGTGTCCCACCGGGGTACTTCACTCAGGCTTAACCCGGTTCAAGGTTTCCCACTTGATTATAATCGCATGGTTAGTATACCCTACAATTCATCGTCGGTCAAATCATCCTCATCAGATAACATGGCCGAGCCTGCCTCCAAGCGCCGGGCAAAGCCAGGATCATCCCCCGGTTGCGGCTCCTGGGAGCGTTGCTCCGCAGCCTGGGATTCGTCATCATCAAGTTCCGCTTGTGTCTCTCGATCCATTATTCAATCTCCCGACCGTTAACGGTGACATCAACGTGATGTCGTCTAAAACCAGTAGGCACGGTCTTGCCATCACATACTACCTCAGAACCACCACCATAGCAAATGGGAATAAATGGGCAAGGGAAAGTCGCCCGACATTGCTGTTCATTCTCAAACCAGCAGCCCGACCGCTCAAACGTCTTCTGTGCCTGATAGACAGCGAACAATTGATGCTTGAACGCCTCAAGTTCCGCCTCCGTGCGAACGATTTCGCGCCGCTGGTAATAGAAGTCGGGACGAACTTGGATGTCTTGCAGAAGCCGGGCGCCAAACATGGCCGGGGTCTCCCGGAATGCGTAACCGCGTTTGCCCATTTCAATTGTCACCGGCTCGCCGTCCACAGTCGCCGCGATCTCGCCGCTGCCGACCTTCTCCACGCAAGTTACTGTGAACTTACGACCGCAGTACATATCGGTCTTGATGAATTCCGCGGTCTCAGCCTGGGTGATGGAGGAGGGCTTGATAGTCGGCTTATGCCAGACATCGAAGAGGGTATTGCCAATCCGCGGCATTGCCTCTCCCTCTTTCAAGGGTAGCGGTGCCAGATGGGAGAATCCGCCGGCCGCATGGATGTCCTTGAACGCCAGCGCATACATGGATACTTGCGTATCCTTCTTGGCCTTATCCCAGTAATCCGAGTCGGATGTAATCGAGCGGGATGTTGATTTACGCTCAAGATTGCAGACGGCGCCCTGCCATCGAACAATGTGGTCGATCTTGCCGACGCGAACTACGTCGGAGGTCGGCAAAGGTAGGTTGACCTTTGGCGACATGAGGGGAAGTTCAAACGGGATTTCGCTGGCCAGGATTTCAACCGGATCGTTAGTCCATCGCCACAAATAACCGATGAAGGATTGAAAGAGAACCTCGCGCTCGACCTCCCAATCGAAGGGAGTGACGCTGATGGGGGGAGTGCGATAAGCATCGTTCAGATGTGTGATAACCGCGTCAATCTTTGCCGCCTCATCACCCTTTACCGCGCCGGCAAGTTCATGGAGCTTGTGCCAATTCGTACCCATCCGTTGAGATTCGGTATCCTTGTCGGGTTTCAGTCCCTCAATGAAACCGAGCCGGAATTTGACCGGGCACGTCTTGAACGCCGCGATGCTGGTGGCGGATAATCGGTATTGTTGGCTCATTTTGGCTCCAATACTACCGATTCATCGCTCGCATCGTATTTTATCGCAGGGGTTTTGCATTCTATGCAGGTGTCGGTGGCGTCACAATACCAAATCTCTCTTGCGACATAGACCCGTGTTTCCGGCGGCAAATTCTGTAATTGTACAATCAATTCGCTGACGGTCATATTCAAATCCTCGGTAAGTTCCGACCACCCGGACGCCCCCGTGGGCCAGATGTAAGGACAGCTTTCATCGCCGCCAAACTACCATGCTCCAAGGGTTGGATCGGCTCATACTGCCGCATAATGTACACCGCAATCAGCAAAGCGTCAAGCCGGCCGTCAAGAATTCCGCCCTTCGGCCCATAGATAAGATCATGCTCCGGGTAGTCCAGCCCGCGCCACGCTTCCTGAGCGCCGACGCTACATGGGTCTTTTTCCTTGCCTTGAATATTGTAATGGTTCTTCCAGGATTGCGGAGAGACCCTTTGCCAAGGAATGCCAGTCACGGTTAATCCCATCGCCAGGGCGCCAGTTTGCAGACCGAAACGATAGGCGCGTTCCGGCTCATTATCCGGCCGAGTCGTGTTCCATTCCAGGCCGGCAACCGATTCTCCTTTAACCCCATTGCAAAGTATAATGTTATACAGCATGGGAAAATCAAGTTCTGTCCGCTTACTCCCTTTCACTAGCGGCATATCCCAGCACCACGCATTATGGGTGCTGACCGCGGCAATGGCGCCGGTAAATCCGGGATCAATGCCTATGTAAGTTTTCATGGTTGCCACGCAAATTTATGATGCGGCCAAAATGAAACCCACATATCCCATTCCCACTCGCCAGGAGATGCGGGTAGAAGACAAAAGCTCGCCTTCACCCCAAACCCAAAATCGTAGACGGTCTCGATAACAGAACCCCAGGCATGGCGCAAGCGCATCATGGCGTCAAAGTCGATAGGTCCGCCATACCGCGGTTGGGTGAGATTGTGCAATCGTTGTAGCTCTCTCATTTACAGTACCTCTCTGCGATCTGCCCTTTCGCTGCCAGAGGGATGCCCGGCGCCCATGCCGGTTCGCGGCTTAACTCCTCGATGCTCGCCGCGAGCGCTTTGTCGGCGTCGGCAATCGGGACGTGAAGCACACATTCGTCGTAATTGTGGAGAACGGTATGATAGCCTCTCCGTTCCAATCGTAGAATTGCCTCCACCAGAATATCTCGGCAGAACCCTTGTACAATGTTCTCCACTAGCGAACCACCCCACGAGAATTCCCAGACTTGCTTCATGTTGTTGAAGATGGATATGCGGTCAGCGCCCCGGCCGAATTTATTGGCGGCGAGTCGGACCGAATCATAATGAAGCCGGCGCCCATTCGGGAGGTGGATCGAGACGCCATCATTGCCGCGAGGGATGAAAGCCAATCCGCGGGGTAGCTCGCAAGCTCGACGGTATCGGGCAGTATATACAAAAGCTCTCTCAACGTCCCCCCATAACTTAACAATTGCTTTGTTCTCATTGCGATAAGTAGAAACGAGTTGTTCGGCAAGCGGCAAGTCGATTGCGCCATCAGCATATCCGACCGCTTTTTCGGCACCCATTCCGTAACCGCATCCAAGAATGCCCACTTTTCCAACGCTGTCCCTAGCCCACCCCATGCGTTGTTCAATAACTGGGATGCTTCCATTCTTATTCGGTGTGCGCACGCGGTATCCAAGCACCTTTTCAGCGAATCCACAGTAAATCTCCTCTCCGTTTTTGAACTTCGTAATAAGATCGTCTTGACCGGCGATCCAGGCCAGCCCGCGAGCTTCAATGGCCGAAGCATCGGTAATCACCAGGGTCTTATCCACATCGGGGATCAGCACGCCACGGACCGCCGTAATGAGCGGGTGGGCTTTACTGCCAAGATTGGCAAGATTGATCTTCTCCGTGCCACCCGACCGGCCGGTATGGGCCGCGTAGTATCGCAACGGCACGGGGAGTTTATCGCCGCCGGCCTTGCATTGTGCGGCAATCTTCTCTATCCGCTTGATATGGCCGGGCCAGGAATCACAGGCGATCCGGCCGGCCATCAGCCCCCGCACCCGATCCGACTTATGATTCTCCAATAATTCCCGCTCAGGATCATCAGCGGCGATGGCGAGCAAATAACCCTTCTTACCGGGCTTATAATACCGAGCGGGAATATCTCCCGCCTCCTCCAACGCCTTGCAAAGCTCACCCCCAAAAACAATGTCGCCGCGTAGTTCCTCCGCCGTCATTCCCTCTGGAATTGCGGCATTCATCGCGGCCCGCATCTGTTCTTTAAGGCTGTCGCCAAGGGGATAATCAACGCGAAGCTCCGGCTTAGTGAATATCTCCAATGAATGTTGCATCCATTGAAGTTCAACAGCGGGGTTTGTCAGTTGGGGGAGGAGAATTGTGAAGCCCTCCCATTCCCGCAGACAGTCATTCCGGCCGTATTCACATAGGGCGGCAGTCTGCTCCCCTGTCGCCAAGGGCCGACGCCGGGGCATTTGGAGCTTGCTGCGTACCCGTTTTGCCGGCGTATACCGCTCGCGGAACGTCATCCCGGAGAATTGCGAGGTATCGCCTTTGTCCTCCAAGCCCAGATATTTGCAAATGTGGGCGAGGTCATTCTTCCGGCGGGCATTCTGGTGTCGGCTCAAGCCCAGGAGATCAATAACATGGGGCGGGTAAAGACTGAAATGGCGAGCCAGGATTGTCGCGTCGAATGAGGCATTCTGAATCAGGACTGTGCATCCTTCAAAATGCCGGCCATATTGCCCTCGCAACCAATCAATCCGTTCTGCCACCGCTTGCAAGCCAAATGCAAAATGGGTATTGGTGCGATGATCGTCAAACGGCTGTCGGATCAGGGTGAATCCGCAACCGAGTATCTCGAATCGCTTGTCTGTGACGTATTCAATCGTGGACAATGCACCCGCCTTGTCACCCATGCAATAATCAGGATCGAAGTAGGTTTCAAAGTCTATGACAACAACCGGCAGGGGATAGCCGCACTTCGCCAGGACAGCCCGCCAGCCCGGCACTTGTGGACCAGCCAGGGGCATTGGATACCCGAAGCCGGTATAATGCTCAATGGCCGGCTCATCCCAGAAATGAGCCATGCGGAATGGTGGAGGGGGAGGCGGGAGAAGCATCAATCCACCTTGAGATCGTCATCCGGGGCTAAGGCAATGAGACCGTCGCCAACGCGATGATTGCGGTCGAATTTGGTTTCCCCTACCTGATTGAAGTCTTCCGACTCCAATAACGTACAGAGACGCCACCCGCGCCGGTCATTACCCGTGCGGGGATGCTGGGCCGGCCCGCTATGCCGAATAGATTCCAATAATTCAACCCGCTTCTCCAAGCGGGCATGGACGCCAGCGGGAACATCATCCAGATAGAGTTTGTAGTAATCCAAGATAGCGGCACCAACGTGATAGCACAGGACATCCGACCAGCGGCCCGCCAAGGCCGCCGCATCGTCATGCGTCGGATGCTGCCGAACCGTAATAGGGAAATCGCCAGGGCCGGCCCTAACCTGCGATGGCGACACATACCGCACATAAGAAGTCAAGAGACCTTTAGTGTGGGTGTCGATATCGGAACGCAAGGCAATACCCGTGATGGCGTCGATGATGCGTGTACGGTAGGTGGAGGGAGACGGGTGGCTATCGCTGTCAGGCAATCGGAAGCCTCGCGGCGGAGGACTTCCGCCAAGGCGGGCATCATCTGTCTCAAGTGGGGAGGCAGGGTAGTTTGACGGTTCAGCCATGTGTAAATCTCCACGCAAAGACCGAGAGCGTTTACACGCAATGGTCCGGGTTTATCGGTCGTGAATCGCGGGTCGAACCTATCGGCGGCGAATTGGCCGTCGAATTCTTTAGCTTGTTCTAGTTGCAAAGCGGTGGCCAGGATTTGCACCTAGCATCGGTCTAAATACCGTCACCGCGTAAAAAGCCCCGGTTCGAGCTCTTCTAGATGCTCCCTTTGGTAAAGGGACTCTCTCGAACCGGAGCAGAGGACATTAGTATACACCAACAATCATCCTTCGTCAACTGCTTTATGAGCAATTGCAATAAAGTCTAGGGTCTTACTCGCCGCCACCTCCGCCGCCGCCCTCGCCGCCGCCGCCGTCTCCGCCTCCGCCTCCGCCGCCTCCGCCGCCGCCGTCGCCGCATACGCCTCCGCCGCCTCCGCCACCGAAGCCGAAGCCGCCGCCGCATACCCCGCCCTCGCCGCCGCCGCCCTCGCCACCGAAGCCGCATACCCCGCCCTCGCCGAAGCCGCCGCCGCCGCCCTCGCCTCCCTCGCCGCCTCCGCCGCCTCCGCCGCCTCCGCATACGCCGCCGCCGCCGCATACCCCATCCTTGCCACCGAAGCCGCCCTCGCCGCCTCCGCCGCCTCCGCATACGCCGCCCTCGCCGCATACGCCGCCGCCGCATACCCCATCCTCGCCACCGCCTCCGCCGCCTCCGCATACGCCGCCGCCGCATACCCCGCCCTCGCCGCCTCCGCCGCCCTCGCCGCCGCCTCCGCCTCCGCCGCCTCCGCCGCCCCGGCGGCGGCATCCGCCCTCGCCACCGAACAATATTTACCGGATAACCATTGCTTTGCCCAATCTGTCCACGTCGTATCGTTATAAACCGCCATTGCACAGAAAATAGCGAACCGAATCTTTTGCTTTATGGTGATTTTCGGAATGGGGATTTCACGAATCGTAGTCAATGATCTGGTACCGACTTTTAATCCCATATCGTTCTTGCCGATTTCCCCCTCCGCTTCCCACAACCGGAATGAAGAATAGTTGCAATGGATGGGGTTCAACAATACCGCCAGAAGCGGATCAGTATAGGCATGAAGCCATCCCGGGCCGCACAATTCACCCGAACCGTCAGTTGTATGGGTGACGTTTTTGCCCCACCTTGTGTTATTGCGAGTGTACCCGTCAACATCGGTTAGTTTATATAGCTTTGCCATTTCTATCTCCTCATAGTTGGGGGTTAAATGACCGTGACATCGTAGGAAGTAATCCAGATATCATCTTGCCGTAGATCGGCTTTCCAATCGTATTTCATCAGACGGAGCCACCCTTCACTATCGCGGTGGGCTTCGTTACCCGCGTCGGCAGTAAGTCGGATTAGCTTATCCTCGACCACTTCTCCGTCGGCATTCGCCCATTCGCCCACTACTTCGCGGTCCACGGTGATTCCGCCGAACCATCGTTGTACGTCGGTGATGATGTTATCAATCACGTCGATGGATTGCGGCGAGCCATCGTTGTGGAACAACGGGATTAGTATTTCATAGCGTCGCATCGTCTTCTTCCTCCATGTCCGCCCAAAAGGGTACACCATCGCCACCATGAAGTCTAACCGGATATCCAGCTAGAGCCATCGCCGCCGCGATTGCGGGGGTGGCGTTGAGCCACACTCCATAATCGTACTTAATTTGCCATTGTGCCATATCCCATTCTCCTCGGTTGTATGATCCACGCCATGCGGATCATATTATTACTATATCATATAGCGGGCAAGTCGGCAATCGCCCATTCCAGAATTGCATCATGATCGGCCCTCCGCCATGCGGGCAGACGTTCCATCGGGGTTTCGAGGAAAGGGTTTACCATCTGCTTAATGTAGCCACGAGTCTTGATCGGGCAAAAGGTACGGGCATGCTCGCACCATTGATATACGCGGTGTACATCGCCGCCGAACATACCGGATGGCCGAGCCAATTGCCGTGAATGGGCGATTTCCCGCAGTATATCGTATGCGGTGAGCATGGCCGGTCTACCAGCCGGTCCATCGCTATGGTGGTCCCGGACAATCGCCGCTTGCGTGTCGGTGTACAGACTGGCGAGCTTTAATCGTGGCTCGATCTTTGCCTCGGCTAGTATTTGCCGAATTCGGGCGATGGAGCATCCTCTTGCCTCGGCCAATTCCGCAATCGTGTGATAATTTATACCGTCGATATTCATACTTCAATTCCTTGATCCGTAAATTTCCGATCTTCCCAATTGGCCAGCATCGACCCCGCCTCACAATCTTGATGCAAGTCGGCTTGCATGAGTTTAGCGGCAACGTCGCCAAGACTCTCTAATGCTTCCGTTAGCGTCGATCCGGCGGCCATCGATTTCGTTGTTCATTCTCGCCAATCCTTAATCGGCTGGCGTTTAACCCACCGGAAGAATTCATCTCTGTGCGACGGCCAGAAATCGGTATTCATTTCTGTTTCCGTGATAGAGCAATAGTGCCTTGCGTAGGCCGTAGCTACCGACCAGATCGCGCCGGCGGTTTCGTGAGCATACTTATGCGCGTGTTCGCTGACCTCTGATGTTGTCAATGTGTTTGTTGGCATCTTTTCTTATCCATCCTTTCGTTCTCTCTCTTTTGCGCCATGCAGGCCCAGCAGGTGCAGTACCAATCCATGCCATGGCTGAGGTTGTTGTTTCGGTGCGTATGGGCAATCGATCTACGAATATCACTTCGGCTGTCACCAGTCTTATTTGGTCGTCTTTTTCTCATTATTTGTCCCATGTTTCAGCGGCAATCATTCTCTGGCGAGCCCTTGCATTCCTCTGCTGGTTCGCGGCTTAACTCCTCGATGCTCGCGGCAAGGATCAAATCATAGGCGACGCCCGCACACTCATCGTCGGTCATATCGGGAGTGATAGAAGACGCTCCCCAATAGCCACGATGATCCTTAGGATCGTATGAGGCATCGCCAGTGTGAATCGTGGCCGATGAACCATCGTCGGCCACGTGCAGACGTATATCTCCCGTCGCCTTGCCATTGCCATCATCATCGGCGATATCCTTAGGATCGTAGGTTCGTAATGCATCCCGATACGCGATCACGCGATCCGTTATGTCGGCCAACGTCGGCCATTCAATTCGTGTCATTGTCTTATCTCCTATTCCGCCCTCTGCGGGGCGTTCTTCGACTTCCACGCTGTCGGCGATCACGTTATTCTGGCCGCGTAAGTCTTCGGCAGCCGCTTCCGCACTGGCGAGTTCCCCAAAAAACTTTGGGTCCGTCAGACGGCCGCTATATGTCCGCCAAGTCACCACGAAACGATCTGAGGTCCGCAACGTCATGGTCCTTCTCCTATTCCGCCCCTAAGGGGCGTTACGCGATATAGCTATGGTATCCATCGTCGCCCATATCCACCACGAGCAAAGTCCGCTTGCCCAATGTCACACGATGGACCCGCACGGCGGGGCGACGTCGCCGATGTAGCGGGAATAGTTCGTACAGCCGTTTGATTATTGTCATACATCCAATATACCATCTATTTTCCATTCGTGCAAATTAATTATTCTGCCATCATTCGTAAGCGGAAATATACATCCCTATTACGAATGATGGCGGAAATATACATCCCCATTATCACGCTAATAACCTTGTAAAGGCGTTGCGGGGCGAGTTCAAGTCTCTCCCTGTTCTATAAAAATAGATGATTATTATTACTATCTATTTTTCTCCTACTACATTGAAAGAGAAAGAGAGAGGACGAGCTTTACAAGGATATTACGCCGATAATGAGGGTGGAGCAAGAATAAATTAGTGATGTTGTTTTTGGGCATCATTGACAGCTTGTAAAGGTTGCGCAAAAACCACGTACTTTACCCTAACACGCCTTTACAACACTTGACTGCCTGTAAAGGTGACCTAGGCCCATCCCTATTCGCCGACACGCATCGGCCCGGCCCGCCGTCCGGCCCGC